TCCCCCCCGACGTTGCTCCATTATCGGCAGGCGCAGCCAAGCCCCTTTGTGGGGCTTTTTTGTTGTCTATCAACGACGTATTGACTGGCATATTGAGATTAGTGCACTATGCACAAACAGGTAAACTTGCTGAACTTGGGCTTGCATTATGCACATACTAAGTATATGTTTTTGCACACAAAACTTAAAAACTATATACACATTATGCGCACTCGCTAGTTGTTATGTCGCAATGCGTTGTGGTAAGCTCAACGCATGGCACTGAACAACCTCAAGCCAGTCCATGAATTACGCGAGTTCGTCGAACGCTACGGCGAAGGCTACATCCTCGATCTGCTCAAGGTACACCGCACCACTTTGTACCGCTGGCTACAAAACAGGACTAGAATTCCTGACTCCGCGCTGCACGCGCTACGTGCCGCGTTCAACCAACAGTTGCCATACATGGATCGGGATAAGACGTGGGAAGGCTGGCGCTTTGGCCGCGACGGCAAGCTCTACCCGCCTGATGGCGGCGGTGGCTTTCACGCTGGCAACTTGCTTGGCTTGCCGTATCTGCACCAGATTATTGCCGAGCAGAAAAAGCAAATCCATGAACTGCGAGCCAAGCTCAAAGTCGCTGAAGACGCGCTGGATAACTACATGCCAGCGGCCAACGACCGCAAAGTCGTTTGAGCTTGGGTGGTTAGACTCAATCCCTAGGCGTGAACTCAGACTTCTCTAGCTGGAAGTGCGCCTTCATGGCTGGAATCCAAATGTCCACGTATCTGCCGTAGTCCAGCCAGCAGCCTTCAGCCACGATGCCCGCCTTTTCCAGCACGTAGGCGTAGTGGATGTAGCCGAAATTCTCAGCGATCGGGCACTCCTGCACCGTCAGCACCAACTCATCAATGCCGTTGTCTACCGACATCTCTTTGGCTACACCACCCGCGTGCGCAGCCCCTGCTACCGATAACGCTAACACCAATACCGCAGTCTTCATGGTTAATCCCTTTCTTTAGTGGATCACTTGAGCATGTCGGAATTGATGGTCAAGCGGCTGACCTCGCCATACTTTTTGTGATAGGTGATTACTTTCGCATCACGACCCGATAGCCACCCGCCGCGTGCGGCGTAGGCGTCTGCCGCGGCCAGCGTGCGGTGCTGCTCTACAATCATCAGATTGTTCTCTTTGACGTCCACGGAGTGCAGGTGCCCCATGTGCGCATAGGCGTACTTGGTGCGGCCAAACATCTCGCGAAACTGCGCAGCGAAGACCTCGCTGACATTGGTGACTTTGCGCTTGTGACCGTGGTGAAAAAACAGCGCCGTCTTGCCAAACTCATAGGCGTTGTACGGTGATGGACTGCGATCGACAGTGACCCGCGGCTCATTCTCATAGAGCGCTGCAAACCATTCGCGCAGCCAGATCTGGCTGACCGGATCGTGATTGGCGTCCGCCATAATGATGTGCAAGTGCTGGTGCTTCGACAACAGCATGTCGATGACTGTACGCAATACGCGTATAGCGGTGCGCACCAACTTTGCAAATCTGGTATCGGCATCCAGTAAATGCTTGGATGCTGGCGTCACCGCATCCATGCCATCGAAGTGCAAGAAGTCAGACAGCTGCGCAAACACAGCGCTGTTGGAATCAGGCGACTGTGCGATCGCTTGCGCAAACCACTTGATCAGCAAGTCTTCTGCAATCTTAATATCCCAGTCCTGCCCTGCCTCTTCGCGCCAAGCCAGCATCCCCATGTGATAGTCGGTGATGACGTAGCAGTTGAGCAGCGCGTCGTTGCCCAAAGGCGGTGGCTGCATGATGCTTACGCGTGGGATCTCTTCTTTCATGGCCTCGATGGCCTCGCGCATCATGGCTTCGCGCTTGTCTTCATCGAGCTTGGACTTTACCCATTGCCCGCTAGGCTTGCCGTCTTTGTTGTAGTAGGTCGATACACCGCGCACCAAGAAGGGATCCGGTACGGTGTGCTGCATGTCGTGCTGTGGTGAGTAACCGCGAAGCGCTGCTTTCTTACGCAGGTCTTGGATGGATTTACTGATGGTTTGAAAGGAAACGCCAAACTCTTTGGCTGCGCTTACTATCGTGCCGTGCTTGTTAATGGCATCGATGTATTCTTTCTGTCGTTCTGTTGCGTAGTCTTTGTAACCTTCTTCAACCCTGTAAATCAAACCTTACCGCCTTTCTGGCGCTTGCCCTATTTTCCTGTCTTCGATCACGACAGCTTGGCAGGCCGTTAGCTGCTCGACTATTTCGTCGGCTCGGCTGGCTTCGCTGTAAAGAAATTCAACAACCGCTGACGGAAGTTCGGTTCCTGCTTGAACATCACATCGGCAGGCGCTGGCGCCAGTTGTGGTGGCGCTACTTCTGCTGGCTTGCACACTGGTTGGGATGCGCAGCCGGATAGCACCGCGACGCACATCAGCGACAAACTTATCTTTATCACGTTTGACTTCATTCAATTTCTCCTGATAGCTAGTGGATACAGATTGCAGCGCCATGGCGTGCGCGGCTTCTGCCTTGCGTGCTCGCTGCTGCAAGCTGACGATCTCTTTGTTGAGCGCTTGCGCTTCTTTGAGTAGTTCTGCCTTGGCGCTGTTGTCGCGGTATTTCCAACCGTAGTAGAACGCGCTTCCATGCGAAGCTGCTAGTGCGATCGCTACTATCAAGATCAGGTAAGGCTTTGGAATGAAGCTCAATAAACCCATTACTTAGAATCTCCCATGCACTGCGCGTATTCTTTCTCGCGTCGTATCGTCAAACCGCGTAACGGCTTACCTTGAAAGCGATCCCATCGTAGGATCTGAGCGCAGGCTTCTGGATACTTGCTTTGATTGAGCAGTCGCACCAGCGTGCTGCGGCAAAAAGCACCTTCACCGATGTTGTAGGTCAAGCTGGTATAGGCGTCGTACTCATGCTGGTACAGCGGCACCTGCACGCAGCGCTTGATTGCCCCTTCAAACTTCTGCACATCACGCACCGCGCGATTCAATGCCTGCGGCACAGTGATCTTGTCGCCTAGCTTCACGCCTTCTGTGGTGCCAAAGCCAATCGTCGGTACATCACCGGCCACTGGCGTATACGCTGTATCACGGTAGCCTTCTGCTACCAACAACCCTATCAATGCAACGCCGCTGACACTGAGTGCCGCGATCGGCAATCGATTCATTTTGCTTTGCCTTCTATGTTGCTGTGATGTCTTTTCATCTCAAGATAACCAAGCACTTTGAATACGATCTGAATCACCAAACCAACGCACGCGATACACAGACCGCCAATAGCGGCAAATTCGTTGGCTGTCATACCAAAAAATACTGCACCGCCTGCGCCACCGTAGGTGACCTTGGTGGCTGCAGTTGCTATTGATTCTTTGTCCATGTGCTTCATCTTCTTTCTCGCACCGCGGTGCGGTTATCTCATCAATAGGTGTATAGGTTTAGAGTGATGCTGCCAGCGTGAACAGGTCGTCTAGCTGCTGCTCTGTCATGCCAAGCGAAGCAGATAGATTAACCACCAACGGCGAATTGCGATCGACTTCTGTCGCATACTCCCACGTGATCTGGTCAGCTTCAGATCCCGCGGCAATGGCTGCATCGACTGTCGTTAGTAGCCCTGCCTGTAATAAAGCAAGACGTGCTTGGCGCATGGACACTACAGTAGGCGCAAATTCTGGTGGAGTAACAGGTTCTACAAAAACACCGTTCACATATGTCCACTCAGTTGTCACATTATCGGCGCAGTCAATCCAAGACAAAGGCTCGGCTACTGGAAACTCGGCAGGTAAAACTTCAAAAATCCGACTGTTTTGTTGCAAAGAAATAAGTGCTTTCATTATGCGTACTCCCAAACAATAATAATTGCAGGAGAACCATCTCCGCCTTTTTTACTTGAAGCAGAGCTAGAAACTAATGCTCCTGAACCACCAGCACCATAGCCGATAGCATCTTGTCCAGCCAAACTAGAAACTGTACCCCCATCAACAACTACCGCACCAGCAGAACCTAAAAAAGAATGGCCGCCACTAGCAACAAAACGAGCGTTAAAAAATGAATCTCTAGCACTTTGGCCAGCTATGGAAAAATCTGCCCCTGTAACAGTACCTCCTGCGCCTCCAAGTCCGTTGGTGGCAGTTGTTCCGAGACCGCCCCCTGTACAAGTAACATGACTACCAAAAGAAGAAGTGCCTCCTGCCGTTCCATTGTTATTACCTGCTGCTCCACCTAAACCTGTTGCTCCAATGGTTACCGTTTCTGTTGGGTTTGCTAAAGAAGCGTTTAGTATTTTCTTACGTCCGTACCCACCACTTCCTCCTGAACCACCAGCTCTACTTGAGTTACTTGCGCAACCAGCACCACCCCCGCCAGCCGCTTGAACTTCTATAATAACAAATGAAGGATTATTAACAGTCTTGTCGTAACTACCAGAAGATGTAAAAATCTGATAGCCGATAAGTGTGCCAGAAGCACCACCCCACACAGGCGCCGCGCTTGCACCTTGTGATGTAAGCACTTGACCAGCAGTGCCGTAGTTAGCGCCGCCTACGCCAAGCTGACCAGACGCGCCAACACGATATTTTTCGGATCCGTTCGTTCCAACTATAAGCTCTTTGCTGCCATAAGAAAGCAGCGCGTTGGTGTTATCGCCAGAAATCAGTTCTACTTTTCCTGCCGTTGCAGCGGCAGTGCGCTCCGCACCGACAACTGCATTAGAGCCGGACTTCGTGACACTAATATCGCCAGTGAACGTGTCGCCTGCTTTGTTTGCTGGCGTAAACCCTAGCGCGTCTTGCTTGCTAGATAAGGCCGACTCTTTCGCCAGCGGAAAGCCACCAGCCGTCGCGCCGTCGTGAACGACAACGGTGTCTTTGGTCATATCGACCGTGACTTCGCCCTCTTCGCCGGTAAAGGTCGAGTGCTGCGCAGTCGTGCCGCGTCTAAGTTTGAGTGTTGTAGCCATTAAGCAATACTCCCAAGATCAAGTGTCGCAGCAAGTTTGGCTGCGGTTACTGCGTTGTTATCGATTGTCCATGTCGCGCCAGATGCGCTGACTGTGATGTCGCCTTTGTCACCGTCTGTCACGCCGCCGCCTCCGATTGCCTGCCATATAGCGCCGCTATATACACGCAGTTCTGATGCTGTCGTGTTGTAGTAAAGCGCACCGGTTAGCAGGCTATTGCCGTCGTTATCGAGCGTAGGATCGGATGACTTGGCACCTAGATAGCGATCATCAAAGTTGTCGTATGCAGACTCGGCTGCAGTCTGTGCTGCTTCTGCAGCGACTTGCGCTGCTTCTGCTGCAGTCTGCGCGTCCTGTGCATCCTCTGCGCTTTGCGCTGCATTAGATGCGTTAGTCGATGCGTTTTGAATGTCGGTGATGTTGGCTGCTGCGGTG